TGGTCCTACGTAGTTGTTATTGTTGACCCAAGGAAACGACGTATTAGTCCAGCTGTACTCAGGTAAGATGTGTCCATCGTTTTGCGTAGCTTCATCGCTAATCGGTGGGATGTCGGTGTAAAAGGTAGCTATTGGAATCGCTTGTGCTGATTGCTTGGCATCTAAAACGAAGGGATCAAATCCGCTTGTGTCTATGCCAATAATGAACTGTGTAGGAGAGATAACGCCTATATAACTACTGTATGGCCTTGGAAATTGGGACATGCCAAAGTTGCCTGTTAAGGGCAGTTGAATGCTTACAACCATCCCTGTTAGTAAGCCGTGGTCAGTGGTCGTAGTAACCACGGCATGTGATGCGTTGGAGATATCTTGAATGACCGAGGAATGAGGTGCGAAATACGTTGGAAAGGACATCTACGCCTCTACAAATGATAGTGGGATAAACCGCATCCTTCGTTTATATCTCTGTCCTATAGCTGGAACACTGTCCATATTTACTTTAGGTAACTCATCTCGGTTCACATTGAAATGGCTTACACCAACCGCACAGCTATTGATCGTCTTGTCGGAGTTAGGGTTAAAGGCGTCTTTCGTCTCATCTTTACCGTTAATGTAGTCAGCAAGCCATCTCGGGATTTTGTAGTTATGGCCATCAACCATCGTTATCGGGAAAAGGACGTCTTTATATTTTCGGTTATTAAAGAACATCGATCCGCCTGGTGCTTCGATAAGCTCAAACGTTCCTTCGACCATCCGGCAATCTCTATCCATGATTTCTTTAAGCTTTTCCTTGGCACGATCCTTTGAAGCTTTGCCTATGTTGGGGACTTCTGTAGGAGTAATGCTTGGAATAATGCTTTTTTCTGGTTTGGACATGTGCAACCTCTGTTATGTATTTTCAAACAATTTCTTTAATACATAAACAAATATTTTCTTTACACCAAGGAAAAACGAATTTAGGCAAAAAAAAGGGCCTCCCTTAAAAAAGGAGGCCCTAAGTCTTAACGGAGTCTAATAGCTCGGAGGCAGTTAGATTGTTAAGCCTTTTTCTGCGATCCACTGATAAACTTTACCAGTTGTTTGAACACCTGTTCCGACGACGACACCATTGAATGATCGGTTCGCTGTTGCGTCATCAAGAAGGTTGCTATAGGGGGCAGTTGCCGCTTCACCTACAGGTATTACTTGAGCAAATGTGATCCCAGCAGCTGCTACGGCAGTCAACGGGAATGCAAATGCTGTAAATCCTGTGCTATCAATATCAACCGTGATGGTGTTTGTTGCACCGGTTGTGATAGCTGTGATTGTTCCAAGTAAGCCGTTCATTTGTGTCATTCCAAATTCGGAAGGAACAATTAAACGAACTTTCTCTCCAACGATGTATCCATGAGCCACGGACATTGTCACAACAGCTGACGCTGCTTGTGTAATGCCAGTGATGAACCGACGTCGGGGATAGAATCTTGGATCAAAGGGCACTATGCGCATGAAGCCAGCTGTCGCAGCGTTTGCGAATCCAGCAGCATTCAAGTATCCAAATGTTTGTGTCACACCTGGGTTTACTGCAGTAACGGAGAAATCCATTCCAGCAATTTGAAGCTGGGCTGTCGTTCCGTATACGCGTACAACATCGCCTACAACGGCTGTTGATGCCGAAGAAGCTACTGCTGGGTTGGCGTTTGTAATCCCTGTGATAGCAACAGCAGCGCCAAGTGATTGGCTTCCGCTATCTGCGACAAAGGTAAGACCTGCGGTCGTAATCATGCTTTCAATAGCAAGAGTTGCGGCTCCGTTTGTCTTAAGGTTCAAATACGCAGATCCTGCGGGCAATGAAGAATAGCTTCTTGCGCGCATAACTTGCGTGGTTGCACCTGCATCGCCAATGTCCGTGATATTTACTAACTCAAACTTGCTATATCCGGAGGGTAAGGAAATTTGCCTCACGGCTCCATTCGATGTGAAGGTGCCAGTAAGTATGGCATTAATTGGACTAGACATATGTTTATTCCTCCTATGCCAATGTGCATCGTAAGTTGAAGACCCACTGATCGTTTAAGATTCGTGGAACTTCAGCAAATTTGTACCCAACACTAGCGTTCAGGGCCAGTGGTCCATCATAAATCGGTGGACGATAAATGAACGAGGCGGAATACCCGTCTTGCTCAATAGCTGCAAAGCTTTCTCGTCCGCAAACGAAGTTGTTGTACACAGTAGCGCCACGCAATGAGGCGTTCGCTGTGGTCGATCCAATGGATGACAGAAGGAACCTAATGTTCGCTACTGTTCCCCACTCAGAGTCCAATGTGGACTGTTGATTCATTCTGTTACTTTTGTGACCTAGTTTTCTAGGCGGACCAACCTCTTCGGGTCAGTCTCTGCATGTTGCCATGCAGTTCAGACTTTCGCATCCCTTTCGGGTCTTCTCGTTAAGTCGTTCAGGCCGCTTTCGCTTGCCCCTTGTTTTCCTCAAGCTGCCTCGAGGACCTCCAAGTCAATTAGAGAAGATTTTTTTACCCCTATCGTTTGAGGGTAATTCCATTTTTGGATAAAACCTTGTACAGCATCCAATTGTCCGATCATGTCGGTATGGCCAAGACCAAAGTACGCATCACGTACAGGTGCGGATCCAAATTTGTTCTCACCTTCAATCCCCGAAAGGAAACTGTAGGCGTTATTTCCACGAAGTGTACGTACGACTGTGTCGCAGTCAGATCGTGTAATTTCTGTTGGGCTGTCACCGTTTAAACCACCAACGCAGTTAATGAATGCTGACGTTGCAGCAAGCATATCGCGCATCAGTTGGTCTTCTGTCTGACGAAGCGACACCCCAAGCCTTTCTGAGGCTTGATTCAATACAGGGTCTTGGTTCTGGAGCGTTACTTGCTCGTTCATCAAGATGTAAGTCCCATAGAAGTCAATCTGGGCATCTATGTTCAACGCAGTAAGGTTCTGGGGAGGAGGTGTAATGCCTGAGTTCCCAAGAGGTACTGGGGCTGTTGCGAGGGGATTATACCGTCGCATACGAAGCGTGGTACCACCATTTCGTGGCATCGCTTTGAGATCTGCCGGGATCTTGTGGATCATGTCAATCTTGTTACGCCAATATTTCTATTGGGAGGAAGCCTATTGCACTTCCCTCACGATGTTTCCACCGTGTTCAGAGCACCGCATCCTCGTAAATAATAATCCTGAAATGCACACCAACCATCGGTTTTATCTTTATTTTTTTCAGATATTTGCCAAGGAGGGGGATAATATCCTGATTCTCCTAAAGATAACCAAGTAGTTGAGATGCCATTCTCTTTCTTATAATTTACCTTGAGGTCTTCTCGCTTGCTACGTTCAGGCTGTGAGTAATTTCGAAAAAGACGTTTCAATGCTTCAGTTATAATTACTTGAGCATTATTCATATACATACCACAAAGATTTTCTACCTGTTGTAAAAGTTCTTCGTTACTCATTTGTTGAGCATCTTTATTTTCTAATTCCATTACTTGCCCCTTGTTGCCTTCACCAGGTCCTAGTAAATTTTCATTAATTACACCCATAGAATCAAAATCTGCTTTTTCTTTTTCTGTCAAAGGTGTCATTCGACTATCCATTTGAAGCTGAGAGATTTCTTCAGACATAATGAACTATTTCCTACTAAAACTAAAGTGGTCAGGTGTTCAAGTCTATCAGAGAAGATTTTAATTCCGCCATTAATTCAACGGAACTGGCACGCTCAAAAGTTTCATCGAGAAACTTTGTTGAATGGGCGCGGGTAACGTACCTGTTGTTGTTATAGACATTTATCTATACCTAAATTTAGTTAATAAACTTTTGGTATAGTTGACGAGACTAAATTTACGTCGTTTGATACATGAAACTTATGAATCATGTAGGTGACTGGGCGAGGTCAATACACCCGATTTCAGTCGGTGACAAAATGTAACCGACTGAATTGAAGTTTGCGAATCTTCGTAACGCAATTCCAATTATTCAGTAAAGTTATTTTTTTACAACAACCTTCTGCATTATCCTTTCTGAGCGTCTTTCATGTCTTTGTAGAAAGCGGCAGCAGCAGCCTTGCTTAAAGGACCGTTAGCAAACGCATTCGCTAGGCTTATCGGAGAGTCTCCTGATGCTTTAATCGCTTGTACGGACAGTGGTTTCTTGCTGTTCTCTATCGCCTTCTTCTTATCTTGTGAATCGGGGACCTTTTGGGGCACCAAGCGTTTGATGTATTTGTACGCCATAGTGACCTGTTCCTTAGAGTTTTTCGGTAACTGGCCTATGAGCATGGCTATCTCAGGATCGTCTCTGTTTAGGGCCTCTATGTTCTCAGAGGACAGGACTTCATCAAGATCGGGGAACTTAGCCCTCAAGCTCTGTTCTTCAAGGGCAGCTTCGAGTCTTGCAACCTTAGCTTGCATCTCTTCAACAGCCTTCTTATTGGACCTGTTGTGCTTAGAATAGATTTTCTCAGCATTGCTGACTGTAGCTAAGTCGTCGGGTTGAAGCTTGGCGAGTTCTTCTTCGAGGAGGTCTCGTTGCTCTTGGTTTTGCGATCCCTTGAACTGTTTAGATAGCTCAAGAATATCATTAGCTCGTCGTTCGGCCTCTTCAGCGCGTCGTATAGCTGCTTCTTTTTGTTTTCTGAGTTCACTAAAATTAAATTCTGCATCCTTTCTCTTCGGCTCCTCTTTCTGAACCGAAGCCTCCTCAACTTGTTCCTGCGGCTGTTCCTGGGCTACAGGTGCTTGTTCAGCATTAATCTGCACGGGCTCAATAGGTTGTTGGTCATCGGACATTGACAATCTCCTTGGCTTGCGGGGCCAATTACGCGTTATTGTACTAAAATAAACTATTTACACAGAAAATGAATTGTAGTCAAAAATTCTTTAAATGAGCCATATACCTTTAAGAACAAACGAGGATTACCAATGGACGATTCGGTTGAAGCTTTTATTGAAATACTGAAGAAGAAGATGCCTGATAAGGACTTGCTTTCAGGTTATGATCTGATATCACTAGGGCTTATGAATAACCAAGCCAGCGTATGCCATTCTAGACAAGACGGAACAGGGCCTTCGTTCATTAAGATAGGTAAAAGGGCGTATAGATACCTTCCCGAAGATGTCTATAAATGGATTAGGTTGAGATATGTACAGTCAAAATGTGAAACACCTGAGGAGACAACATGAAAGTTTTAGCAGCATTAGCAACATGCCTACTGTCATTTGCGTCACTAAGCGCAATGCCTATACCGAATTTTCAGCCACTTGGTACGCTTGGGCTAATCTACAACTCAGAAGGGCAAATGTGTGCCACTCTTGGGGCTATAGATACTAACCAAGTTAAGGCAGAAATAGGAATGGGGTATAACACCAAATTTACGACGCCAACGGGCATTTCTGCGAAGATAGGTATAGATGAGGGTGTTGGGCACCAGTACTCACCTTCGTTCGCTGTAGGGGTGTTTAATGCAGGAATTAGGGCAAGGCACGCGGTGCTTGAGCACTCGAACGTTTATTATGCGCTACTTGGTAGATCAGAACGCAGATACCTCAACGGAAGGGGATACCTAGGCGTATTTCACGGAAACAGAGTTATGGGGCTTGAGCGCAAAGGCTTCTTTGTCGGATATACCCAGTATCTTTTCCCTACAGCCTTAACACCGCAGAAATCATACGACAAGGTAGCTCTGGATGCGGTTTATGTCTCTGGAAAGAGTGCTTTAGGAGGCTTTACTCTCACAGGAAAATATTTCATCAAGCCAACTATGTACATCCAGGCAGGGCCAACATGGGAGTTCAACCGTGAGTTTACAGGGCCAATGGGCATAAGAGAGGTAAGCAAGTGGTCGTTTGAACGTGTCCGATGGGTAGTTACATTCTCAATTGATCTCTAGGAGGCTTTATGTCTAAGACGGTTATGTTCTTCTTGGCTATTACAGCCGTAATGTGTGGGCTTTTTCTCTACTCGGTCATGTCTGATGTCATATCAGGATTCACAACCGAGACCGAAACGTATATCCCTGATTGCGTTGCAGGCTAACGCTTGACTGTTGCAGTGTACGACTCAGCTACTAATGCAGGGTCGTACTGCTCCTTGTGAGCTAGGATCTGTTTGTTATTCTCAAGTGCTGGCTGAGTCCAGCAAAAATCAACCGTACAGAGGTTGTAATCTACCTTCCACACGTCTTTGCCAAAGTATGGAAACATAGAAATCATGGTATCCCTAGAAGGCTCAGTCTGACGCCTGACAAACCTGCCACGTACGACGTTTTCAGCCCAATGCTCCTTGTTATACAAATATACGACATAGAAAGGGGATTGGAACTCTTTTTTGCCTAAATCAGCCGCTTCTTTAAGGTCTTTAAGGTATTGCTCTTGGCGAGCTTCAGTGATGTCTTCTGCCGTTATATGTGGATGATTTCCCTGCGCTAGGATATCGTATACAGCTTGTCCTACGCGCTTTGCTCGGGACCCAAACCTGTGGTAGTCGTACTTGTCGGGCATAAAACCTCGTTGTGTAAATTATTTATTTACACATACGGGAATTTTTTAGGGTTGTCAAAAGATTTATTTACATGAGGTATCGAACTGACAGTACTGACAGATGTCAACCCGCTTTACACCATCCGCTTGAACTCGGGCTTCTTCCCACAAAAGGGATTGGCTGCTTCTTGGAACACCTTTAGCATAGCCTCTATATCTAAGGAGGTGTAATAGAAAACGCCATCCTTAAGAATCAGAGGCGGTATCTTAGTCTTTGAATTAGGAAGGAATGGATACACCCCAAATTTAGAGTGTAAATCCTCAGAACTGGACCGTCTTGCAAACAGGAAATCTTGAAGCATTTCCTGTTTCTTTATAGCTGCATGAACCACTTTCTGAGCCAATCAGTATTTACCTTTGCCTTTAACTTTCTTCATCAAGGCTTTGTCTTCTTTGATACCGTGCTTCTGCTCTTTAATGTCTTTCTTAAGATGTGAGGCTACGGCATGACCTTTTACGGCTTTACCCATCATCTTCTTGAATAACTTCTTATCTTCTTCCGCGTCTTTGTGTGGCATTTTGGTTTCCTTAATGAGACAAGTAAGGCCCTTTGGATTTTAACTTCTCGTTAGCTTTAGGTTTCTCAACCTTAACTCCCTTTTTGCGAAGTACTTCTTTAGCTACTTTCTGAGCTTTACCTGGGGGCCTTAACATGATCGGCATTGTATCACTTCTGGTTTGATTTGTGCTTTGATGCTTTACCAATCGACTTGGAATTCGTCGAATCAATCCCAGTCATTGTATCATCCATGCCTTCTTGAGAAAGGTAGGAACATTTGGGTGCTTTGGTGATTTTGACCTCTTGGGGCATGTTTGCGTGATCGCCTTTGCCTTTAACTGCTTCTTTCATAAGTCTCTCCTTAAAGAGTTTTTTTTAATGTAAAACAAAAAAATATTTTATGCTACTGATCTTTGAGGCTCCTGCCGTGACGTATCTTGCTGCTCTCCCTCAATACTCTGTACAATACGCAATCCCTGCTCCATCTGGGCTAGATCCATGCCTTGTATCTCCTTGATCGCTTTGATGAGGTTGAGGACGCTTCCAGTCCTATCTTCCTCAGCGCGCTGCATTCTCTCAGCTGATAGGGCTGCATCAAGCTTGGTCTTGTTAATACGCTCGTAAGCAAGAGAGTGTTGAGCCTCTGCGTATGACATCTTTGTTTCGGTGTCAGTCTTGATCTGCTGCATTTGGAGCTCGGCCATCTTCTGCTCTTGCTCAGCTTGTGCTTGCTCCTGCTTGACGATCGTCTCGATGATCTCTTTCTTGTCGGGCAGATTCATGCGCTTGATGAGGTACTCAGAGCTTATAGGGACTCCAATCTCACGTAGATATAGAGCTTTTTGTAAAGCAAGCTGTTTTTGAGTGCTTGTAAGAGGCGCTTCTTCCACGACACAGTCGTATTTTCCGAAGGCTCTGTTGTAGAATTCTTTTGTGGGGTCTTCATTGATGATCCGCTTTACTTTTCCTGGTGTCCAGTTGGCTTGTATAATATCCATGTGTAACTCACCTAGCATCTTTTGAGACCTATCTAGGTGGTCAAATAGAGTCTGTAATGTCGTAAGGCCCGCTCCTTGTCTTAAGGTAGCTAAGATGCCTGCTTTATCATCTTCTGCTGAGCCTAGAAGCTCTTCGTTAACGCCAGAGATCTGCTGTAACTCCTGGCCTAAAAGCTCTGAAAGCTGAATCATAGACGGTGGTACTTGAGGGGCTTCAATCCTCTGCACGTCCGTCATTTGGGCTTCAGCCTTCAGCGCAAGACCTTTGCCTTGTCCTTGCAAGAAGACATCTTTAGGATTTACAAGTGCGTTTTCTTTATAAATGAAGCCAGATGTTAATTGCGATTCTAAGATATCGAGCTCGATGCATCTTCTTCTGTTATAGAGGTATTGAGCGTCTCTTAAGCCTCTAACGATGCCTTGTACTCTCCATGGGAAATAGGGTATGTGAGGCTCGTAGTATCCCCAAACAGGAACAAACGGGTAGCGGTCAGTACCTAGAGGGTTAGGTCCGTTATACATAACCTTGCCCTGTACAACAATGGCAAGCTTCACCGTAGGAATCTCTTGATCGAGCGTGACAACCTGCGGAAAAGCACCAATAAACTCATCCAGATCTTCATCTTTGCCTCTCCACTCTGTGCACTCGCCCGTCTCTGTGTCTACGATCATCTTCTGTTTACGGCTATCCATGTACCAAAACTCATCGTATATGAGTAGGTCTTGCTGTGCGTATGAGTATGACTCAGGCATAAACTGGAATTTTCCGTCACGGCTTCCCCAACCTCTCATGTCCTTAATCTCGACTTCACGACCAGGTAGTAAAGTCTTTACTTGGTTACGGCTTAGGTATTTACGCGTCCATAGGTTGTTACAGTCCGACAAGTCCATTTTTTGGAAGTATGGGTCAATTAGGTATGAGTTGTAGTTGAGGTTATCAACCTTGATGTCTCCGTTAACTGGGTCGTTACGGTAGTCAACCCAAGTAGAAAGCAGATTCATCCCTGTGGTTAGCGCGCCTTCAAAGGCCTCTGAGATGTTGTCTAGGATGCTTGCACGATTGTTGATGTGGTATAGGAGCTTGGTGAATTGGTCTGATGTCTCCTCAGCTGAACCCTCAACTGCTGTAACCGATGTGCTTTTACGATGCTGACGCTGGTAGCCTGAGATCATGTTGATGACACGGCGGATGCGATTAAACGTGAACTGACGCTTACGAAACGCAGGGAGGTTGCCCATTATGTCGCCATATAAGGCTTGATCACCGGCTTTGAATTTGCTATCTAAATCTGCTTCGCTCCAAAAAGATTGATTAATCGTAATATTTTTTGAATACGTATAATCCATTAGCTTCAAAACATCGTGGTCATTCTCAACGTAAAAATTTTCAGATAGCTGAGGGAATAACGTCATATGTAGCCTATGTCGGTAAAATATTTACTTTACAATAATGCTACCCGACTTTCTTTTCAAAAAATCTTTAGACAATACTTTACTATTGATCCGAAATCGCATATCCCATAAACCAGATTACTAACCAACGAGGTGACTTATGCCACTTGAAATAGCTGCCTATACTCCAAGCAAAGACCCCGCAAGCAAAACAGTAGCGGAGTTTTGCGTTCATATATCTGAGTGGGACTTGAGTTTCGCTAAGATGAAGCTGATCCGTACGCTGAAAGGCAATCTGTTTGTCTCAGGGCCGTCGTATAAGATTACGATGAGTGATGGCAAAGATGAGTTTAGGCCGTATTGGGCCTTCGGAAGGGACACGAACCGCAGGTTTATGGACTCGGTGCTTAAACTAGTTAACGAATACATCGAGAAAACGTATGGGCCAGCTCAGGCTCAACCCACACCTCAAACACATGATGAGGAGATACCTTTTTAATGAGCTCACATGAAGTAGATCTGTCTATAGATAACGCTTTAAATCAAGCGGATATTACAGCAAGTCATTATCTTGGGAAATCTATAGAGATTCTTGGGAAAATTGATCTTAACTGGGAAATGAAGGATGCAATCGCTTTAGCTCACATTATGGCAATTGATTTTGGAACAGCTGTATTAAGCATGAAATTACAAGAAATCAGAGATGCAATTACAGAAAGGAGCGGAGAATGAAGATAGAATTTGATACGGAAACCGTTAGTTTGACAGACGTCCAAAACATACTTAAAATTATAGATGATATTTTTAATGGGACAGCTTACAAGATGCTTTTTCTGAAAGAAGATTTGTCAATAGGAACTTGCTTTATCACTCCTTATAAAGTTGGCTCATCTATAGAGTTTAAGACTAAAGAACCTCTATATGATAAACCTCCTATCGCCACTTCCAAGGATTTAAAAAGATGAAAATTGAATTTGATACGAAAGAAGTCACAGGAGAAGAGGTTGTTATTATACTTAAAGCTCTAGCGAACCGTTTTGGTTTTAGACTTTTGTTGGGAGATTACACATACAAATATATTGTGGCAGAGCACGACAGCGAAGATAGATTTACTGAAAATATTATATTTACTTCAGACGATGTGGAGCATGAAATTAAAAGATGAAAATAGCCATCATAGGAACCCACGGAGTAGGCAAAACAACACTAGCCTACCAGATCGCCACCGAAGCTAAGAAACGTGGTAAAAACGCCTCTATTGTGCACGAGGTAGCCCGTAGCTCACCATTCCCGCTTAACGACGGATTCACGAGCGATGGCGCACACTGGATCATCACAACACAGATCAAGCGCGAACTTGAGGCTAAGGCGCAAAAGGCCGATGTAATCGTATGTGATCGGTCAGCTTACGACCCGATATGTTACCTACACGCAACAGATGAGTACGCGGATGCATTCCAGGCTCTCGAAAGCTTCGCTGAGGAGTGGACCAAGACGTACGACCTTATATTTTATGTAGTCCCAAGCTGGCAAAACCTCACTGATGATGGCGTTAGAAGCATGGATCTTGACTATCAAAAACGTATCAACAACGAGTTTCTGTACTTCCTTGACCGAATCCGAGGCGATAACGTCCACGAAGTCCACGACTATAAGATATTCTCTTCCAAACTCGACGAAGTGTATAAGGTTATTTTCAAATGTTAGGCGCTTGCATGTGCGATGTGCTGTATCTTTTGTCACTCATGATTTTTGTACTAGTTTTAGCCGTCCTTATATTAACCTATGTGGTCGTAAGATGGAGGTAACCAATGACACCATGGCTTTTGACACTAATTGCCCTATATGGGGCGTATCTCGTCTCTAATCAGGAGAAGAAAGGCTTTTACTGGTGGGTCGTAAGTAACACTGGATTTGCCGTTTATAACGCTTCCATAGGCCAAATAGCTATGGCTGTGCTGTTTTGCGCGTACTTAGGCATCACAATCAACGGACTGAGGAAGTGGAAATGACGGATGAACAGAAAGAATTATTCATTAAACAATTGTTGAAATACGACAATAAGCTGAAAGCTTTTGTGTTAAATGAACTATCAACAGAATATTTTGATATTTTAGCTTTTACCCAATCAGCAGCTTACCTCCTTGGAGCGATAACAACCTTTGCTTGCGATGAGTTTTCGTGCGAAAAAGAAATCTTCATCGACATGATTACTGGAAGCATTGAAAACGGAATGTCTATTGGCGAGAAAGTCCTTAATTCCAACGAACTGAAGGAGTTGTTGAAATGAAAAAGCTAATCGCTCTAGCCTTACTAACCTGTAGCACGTACGCCACAGCCTACCAACCAGTGCCTTGTATTGACAACTTTTCTGAGTATCGGCTCGTGTGGCAAGAGATAGCTATAAAAGACTATGGACTGGCCTTGTATCAACTAAACAAGATCAACCCTATCAGCACCGAGGACGCTATGCACCAGGCCTTAATGAGGCTCTATGTGAGTCTCAAGATGCGAGACAACTGCATGGAGACAATCGAGCTTGATAGTATAGGCCATGACGTCATTGAGTTTTATGACGACGACGAAGATCAATAACAACTGAGGTGTATATGTGTAGCAAAGATTGTGAATGTAAATTTAAGAAATATAAAGAATTACTTGGACTCCTAAGACAAGTACAAATTCTTAAAGAAGATTTGGGATGTAGTGCAGATGATGACAAAGAGTCTATACTTTCCGTGCTAAATAGACGAGATGAGTTAGTAGATGTCGCGAACTTGGAGTACGATGTTGCGGAAGCTGTGATGAAGGGAGATTACTCAGATTGTGACGACGACGAACTAGTTGAAGTTATTAATATTATGGAACATCTAAACTCAGTCGAAACAAGTAATCTAAAGAAACATTTAGTGGCTAACATTATGGGTAAAATTAACGGCCTCAGCACTGGTAACTCTCAGGACTCCTAAACACATCGGGGAGGTTGGCATCTCCTCCTCCCATAGCCTCACGCCAAGAGTTGTCCAACTCGATAGCAGACATACTTGATAGAGATTTGTTGAAGAAATGTGTGTAACATGCGTAGCGTAAGCTATCTAAGACGTGATCAAATGCTTTCATTGGCTTATCTACACCAGTTTTTGCACTCTTAGGATCCCACACATACGATTGTATCTCCTTAAGAAGATGCGTGCAGTTACGACATATCTTAAGCGTGCCTTCATTGAGGAGCTTGCTTACAAACCTAATGCCGTCAATGACCTCGTTTTCGGCGTCGTAGAGGTTGTTCACGCCCTGTCTTTGTAATTCCAGACGGAAGGAGGCTGCTGAGGGGTCGATGTAGATGGCTTTGACGGGCTTACCCTTGCAAAAGGATATGAGATCGGCGGCGTATTCCGCGTCCGTCTTTTGGCGTTGTTGTGCCTTTGAGTCGTAGTAGTACTCGTCCTCAATCCACATATTAGGATAAGCGCTAGTATTAACAGCGATGCTAGTAAAAGCACAGGGGTTAGATGTCCCATAGTCTACTCCTATAACACAGTACTGAGGCTGTTTAGGGCCGTGCTTGATCACGTGCAAGTTGGCATCAAATGTGTCATAGATGGCACCCTCAGCTTGCACCCACAGGCCCTCAATGAAACGTTGATACCATAATCCCTTATATTGGCGCCTCAAGAAATCTTTGGCTTTGTCTGTGAGGTCTGGGTTGTCATCGAGCCGAAATTGCCATGCTCTAACATCGGGATTGTTACCGCTAAGATAGTCCACCTTAAGCCAGTGCAATGGGCTGTCAGGGTTGGTTGTACCAAAGATACGCGCCTCACCCATAGCACAACGGCTTATGAGCATTAACCACACCTCTTGTGGTATGATGCTGATCTCATCTACATATGCACCTTTAGCTGTCATACCACGTATCTTGGACTCAGACCTAGAGTCGTCAGCGCCTACGATATGTACACGCTTGCCAAAGAGATGTAGCTCACGCTTGCCGATGTAATACTTGGCGTTGGCTTTACAAATGCCTGTGAGGATGTCGAGCAAGTTACGCTTAAAAGCATCGTACGTACGGCATATGATTAGATAATCGCCCTCAGGACCTTCTTTGAGCTCTTTGATAAATCGCCACAAGCTTATATACGTCTTACCGCTACGTACTGATCCTTCCCATATGTTAATACGAGCCGTGGATTCGGCTAAGGAATCGATTTGCTTTGGGCTAAAATCCATTAATGCTTGCCTTTGTAACGATCGTCCAATGATGCAAATACAGCCTCGAGGATAGCGCCCTCACGCTTCTCCTTATCAAGCTTCTCTTCAGGACTTTCCCTATCCCATCCATGTATGTTACGCATTATTATCTGATATATCGCAGGCTGGCATTTTGTCTCTGCTGTCATCATATCTACGCCCTTGTCAATCCACACGTCTAAACCCCTTGCCATAGAGACAGATTTTTTTACGGCTGGAAAGACATCTGGCTCGCTTTTGATGTAATTATCCATAGTTTTCCAACAAATGGTTAGGTCTGGATGCTCGAAATACCACGATTGTTTTGGTTTCCCCTTTGCTAAATGTGCGCAAAAACTATCGTATGCCATTTTCTTTAATTCGGGAGTCGTAAGTTTCTGGTTGTATTTGTTGCCCTTCTTAGCGGCCATAATTTCACCTAGTTATTTCTCTTTATCGTACTTAACTTCTAGGATTTGTCAAGAAATAAATTTAAGTCAACCCAACAAAAAAGCCCCAATAGTCATTGCGACCTTGGGGCTATAACTTGTTTCAAAAAAAAAGACTAAACAAATCTTTCATGTATAACTATCGCAATTTTGATCCTAGCGATTGAGTGATTTTGTCGCATCAAATTATTCGTAGTCGTCGTGTTTTTGCTTTTTTATTACTAAGTTAATCTCTTTATCGCCAATCTTTATTGAGCGGTTGATCACACGGCCCGTGTCTAGTAAGTCCATCTCAAGTGATGAGATGTATTGTGTGATGATGCTCTCATCTCCAATTGTGTCAACTATGACTTTCACTGGGTAGCTCCCTGTTAAATCTTCCGACCGAGGTAGCTCTTACCTCGTCAATGGTAAGCACTCTAATAACAGTTCGAGGCTTTTCAGAATAAAACTTTTTTGCTGCGAGTTCGGCTATCTGCGAGTCGTCACCAAAAACTATTCCTTTAAGGCAATCAAAGGTGAATTTTATTAAGTTATCTATGTCTGGCTTAGTTATGGGCACAATCATACCTTGGAGCATCTGCCTATACTTAACCTTAGAGGTCTGCTTTGGTATCTTCATGCCATATAGGAGCTCAACAAACAGAGGTCCTTGTAAAGGCTCCTCGCGATATTGTGCTCGTGCTTGCCACTTAACGATCTCTTTTTCTTTTTGTTGGCTGTCGTAGATGGTCACAAAATTACCCCGTTTACACGCTCTAGGACGTGCTAGAGGTATCGGGTCGCCGAAAATCTCAAGTATTAACATACACAAAAATCCGTTGTAAATCCGCTTGACAACGCACATACATGTAACACGTTATTTCTGCAATACCTTATAGTTATAAGCAAAAAAATAGGAAATCTCTTATGGACACTATAAAGCCAGGCTATACTCGAGTATCATCAATCCTTGGACAGTGGGACACTTTCGGTCATATCGACCCTGTTGTGCTGCAAAACAAGTGCAACATAGGCACAAGGGTGCACGAGACCATCGACGCCCATCACAAAAACATATATCTCCCTCTTGACAACGCAGCTAAGGGCTATTTCGACTCATACGTACGATGGGAGGAGGTTGTTAAGCCTAATGTAATCAAAAATGAGGAACGTTACTACTGTGACAAGCTCATGATTACGGGCCAAGTCGACGCAATTATAACATTTCCTGGAGATGGAAGGCTTGTGCTCATTGACTACAAGACGTCGGCACAAGAATCACCCAAGACATGGCCTTTACAAGCGTGTTTTTATCACTATCTAGCCTCACAAGCTGGTGTGGAGTTGTCAGATAGGCTTATTTTTATTAAGCTTGACAAAACAGGGCAAATGCCTAAGATCTACGAGTATCAATATAGCCGGCAGCTGTGGGATGTATGCCTCGCTGCCTGGACTACATATAGATACCGTAACCAATAGGAAAACATGAACTATTCAAAGCTCAAGTGTAAGCAGTGTGGTAAGGAGTTTGAGAGACCAGCAGGAACGATTGAATCCAAGAGACGTACAGGGCAGAGTAATTTCTACTGCTCTAAGATATGCTCGCAAAGATCGTTAGCGATTAAGCGTAACTCTGGTTTCCATTTGCACGCGACATACACACGTGGCTATACAGGGCTTTGGAAAAGCTAAATTCTTAATCCGGATTAGCTCAGCGGAATGAGCAGTTGACTGTTAATCAATTGGTCGCAGGTTCGAATCCTGCATCCGGAGTTTTCATAAACACCTAAGCCTTATAACTTATCGCGTATACCAAAACAAACCTATTGCATTCATTTACTTAATCTTGTAGTATATATACATATTAAAAGTAGGAGTAAACATGGGCTTAACATACGAGGAATGGGTAGAGGACGAAGAGTTTTGGTATCACGAGTACAACGAGGTTTGTAAGGTTAGGCGAGAAGAAATGGAAAGAGACCTCAGAGAAGGCGAGGCAAGATGTGTTGAGTGTAACGAAATCATACGGGCCAAAGCGCCTTGTATGTGTGATAAATGTAAAATAGGATGGATGTAATGGATAAAGAAATTCACGTAGAAGTCAAAACGCCATACGGACGTGAGAACTACTACCCAAGGTGTGAATTCTCAGTGTTTTTGTGTAAGGTCTTAGACCGTAAAGGTTTTGGAAGAGATGAGATAGTTAAGATTCATGAAGGTGGAGTGGATATTTACTACACTGGAAAATCCAGACTACTGGAGACATTAGGCGCATTTAAGGAATAAAAAAGTCCCCCAACCGCGAAGACGAGGGACATAAAAAAATAGGAGGTCATTACATGGACGTAATAACCAATAGAAACGGTATCAAAAACCGTATTTCTTCGGTAGGGCAACTCTTATCGAAACAAATGGACCTGCAACTAGAAAACTTTTTTCAGTCTTTTGACCTAGATGAATTAAAGAAAAAGCTTGATAACGAATCTTTCCTACACAATTACTATAAACATTTGTATCTTACGCTTTTAGACCAGGAGAATACATATGTTTGATCTAATTGCAGCAGACGGGATGAAGGCCGAGCTTGAGGCGTTTAAAGCTGATGTATCGGAAATGTTGTCATACGCCAGAGACGTTGAGGTTGAGGACAAGCAAGGCGCTCAAAAAGTCATAGACTCAGTGGCTAAAGCTAAAGACCTTATGGACAAAGTCGAAGGAAAAAAAAAGGAATTAACGTACGAAGCTAAGCAGTACGTGAGTGAAATTAACTCCATAGCCAAAGAGTTACTTGAGCCTCTTGAGACCGTAAAAGGCGTGCTGATGCTTAAGATTAATCTTTGGAAGCTCAAAACCGAAGACGCTCGAAAGAAGAAAGAGGCTGAGTCTAAGCAACTTGAAGAGTTCGGTATCTTCCAACTTGAGACATTTGAAGACGTCTCGAAGGTGCATTCCTGTCATGGTACGGCAATTGAGCGTACGACGCACACAATCGAGCTACAAGACAAGACTGCTGTTCCATTGGAGTATCTGATGCTCGACGAAAAACGCGTGAAATTAGCCATAAAGAGTGGGATTAAGATTATCCCTGGTGTAACTATCACGGAGCAGACGACAACCTCAATTAGGAGGCACTAATGTCTAAGGTTGTGGATATTAAGACTATTTACCGTATGGGTATGACCTACGATGAGGCGCACATGTACGGGATTTCATTTTACGTTAGGAACATTTTTAAGAGGATTAAGCCATGAGTAACGACCTTATACCAACAAAAGACGATCTTTCGATCATTCAGACACTAACAAAATACGCTGTTGACTCAAAGTATTTTGAAAAGCTTGGCGGTGCTGGTGGGGTTATGTCGATAATGCTTTACGCTAAAGAACTTGGGATCTGTCCAATGACTGCCCTTTTCGGTGGAATGCGTAACGTACAGGGCAAGATTGAAGTATCTCCCCAACAGATGAACGCCATGATCAGACGAGCAGGGCACAAGATCATTGAAGTTGAGCTAACTAACTCATCTTGTACACTTAAGGGAGTCAGAAAGGACACTGGCGAGACCATTAACGTGACCTACACAATCGAAGACGCTAAGCGTGCTGGAATCTACAAAGATGGTGGCGGGTGGACTAAGTACCCACAAGACATGCTTTTTGCTAGGGCTATTACACGTATTGGCCGTAGACTTTTCGCAGATGTTATTGGCACAATGTATGTTGCCGGAGAAGTCGATGAAGTTGAAGAAGCCACAGTTCTTGACGAGGAAGAATCGAGACCCCCTTTAATTTCGAACATAGAGGCCGAAATAATCGATGTTAAGCCAAAGGCTAGTATTTCTATGGACGAAGCATTATCGGCGATTGCGGGTGTGCACGGGATCGAAAATGACGCCTTCTTAAGACAATACATTGAAGACGCGATGAGTAAGAGTAAATTGATGACATTAGACGCCCTGACAAAAGCATGGTGCGAAAATAAAGATCGGTTTATAAACGCATACAACGCTCGGAAAGAGAAGCTCGAGGCTTCGAAAGACGAGAAAATAACTTCATAACAACCTTTAGTTCAGCTTGTGCCCGGGTTTAGCTCGGGCTTTTTTTTGTCTAGGGAAGATAGAGATAGATGTAGTTGTAAAGGCTTTGTTTTAAGTGGTTTTTTTATGGGTTTGTGAGTATTAATAAACAAGCGAAGATTTTGTTATGAGATGAAAAAGCCCTCTATTGCTAGAGGGCAGATAAGGTATGAAATAAAAAAACCCTCTATCGCTAGAGGGCATAAAGTTTTTGTTTACATACTTAGAGGCTTTGACAAGCTCTTAAATATAATTAGATCTTACCAAAGCCTCAAGTTAAACGGAATACTAAACAATTTGTTTACACTAGAGGAAGACCATGACACAACAAACAAGACTCGAACTCCCCTACTTAGCAGTTATCCCGTACGCAGTCCTTTCAGACAAAGACTTACAACCAAACGCAAAACTTTTCTATGGTTGCTTGGTTGGTCTCGCAAAAAAAGAGGGTTATTGTTGGGCGAGTAATGAGCAACTAGCTGATATGTTTGGGGTCAAGGAACGTGTTGTTGTACGATGGTTAGAATCTTTAGAAAAGAAGAGTTTTATCATTAGAGAAGTTCATAATTTACCTCACCTTGAAAACAAGAAGTTTTTGTGGAAAACAGAGAGAAAAATATTCATAAATGACGCCTTTTCAAAAAAAGTTTGCGAGCATGTACGAAAAGACATGGCCGAGGGTGTACAAAATGACACCCCCATAGGGCATGTACAAAATGACACCCATAATAATAAATCTATAAATAAAGAAATAAAGAGAGAGAGAAAGGCGTTTGGTTCACATGTTGAGTTTTCCGATCAGGAATACGAAACTTGGAAGGAGAAGCTAGGAGAATCGGTTTTAGCTGAAATGATCCAGGCTATAAACGACCATTGCGTAAACAATAGGCCTCAAGGGTACAAGGATTACTCAGCTGCTATGAGGACATTTCTCAAGAATAGGAAAGCTCCTCCTTCGACAAAATGTACAGATTCATCGAATGAAGAGTTTTCAAAGAGTCTAATAAGTAAAAACCCAACACTTACCTCGAGAGGAACCCTCGTCCTTGGACCGGCATACTTGGAAATTCAAGACAAGGGGGCTAACTGGAATATCTCCTTCAAGGAAAAAGGCTTTCGAGATCAAGTAACGAATCAGCTTAGAAAATGGGGTATACCATTCCAATTATAGCCCCGAATGCGCCTAAATACGCACATAACCGCCTCTTCCTTCCACGATCTAAGTTTCGGAGGGTGAATACACGTCTTAAGCATCAATCGGCCTTCCTGAGGCTTAAAATGAGTCTGGGCTCATGTATACGAAATGGCGTTTTTCTATACACTTCGGGTTGTCACGCATAAGATTTGAGTGTGTGTAAACAAATTTCTTTCAATTGAGTAAAAGCTATAGCCTTCTTATACTTAGTGCTATCGCACTAAAAAAATAGGAAAATGATATGTCACTTGTCTTATGGCATGAGACTCGGGCGGACAGACTCGAAAGGGAATTGTCCGAGATGAAAAAAGAGATAGGGTGTGTAAGGCGTGGGTTATTCGCGAGACACTCTGAACTTGAGCGTAAATACCAAGAAACATTCTTCGAGTTGGAGCTACTAAAATCATCAATTGCTAAGCAGGATATAAAAATATGGACGTCGAGATCGTTGAGTTTTACCCAGCCGAAAAAAAAGAAGATGGGGGATTCACCGGATCTCTTCACGTGTACGTAATTCCGCTAGGGATGGACTTGCGTGGGGTTTACGTCTCGTTTGACCCAAAGGCCGAGAAGAAGTGGTATTTTAAGCTCCCAACGTCTGTGGTGATTGACAAGGAAACTGGAGAAAAGAAGAAGTTTCCCTACATAAACTTCACAAACCGAAGAAAACAACTTGATCTAGTTAAAGATATCAGATTCAGAGGAAAGCCCTACATCCAGAAAAACTATCTCATGATGGAAGACATTGTTGAACCTCCCAAAGCCGAGAAGAAAATCTATGGTAAAGGTAAGCAGCCCTTCAATAAGCCCAAGTTTGGAAAGCCTCCAGGTAGATTCAAGCCAAGAGGCCCCGAATCATCCGATCAAAAACCTAAGATTGCAGCATGGACAAGGAGACCCGGACCGGCTTATACACCAGATAGCAGAAGCCCTGGGCCGAGATACGGACGATAGATTTACAAACCTATGTAAATCCGTTATACATGAAAAAGCCCCGTAAACCCGGGGCTAAACTTAAAGAGGTAAATATGAATAGGACAGGACTAAACTTTTACTTCTGGCTCTGGGCTAGAGGGTGTTAAGTCGACTTTTATGCCGGTCTTGTCTTTGATGACTCGTTCGCAAAATTGCTCCGCAGCATTGTCATCTTCGTAACCGGTCCAGTACTTTTTGATGATGTAAACTAAGATCAAGCCAATGGGTATTGCTACCACCCAAAATGTTGAAGTGCTGATGAATGCAAGTATGGTTTCCATTTAGGCTCCTATTAGTGATGTTGGTACGGAGAGCTCAGGGGATACATCCGCCTCAGTGGTGGTCGAGGGACTGCTGTCCAGAACGTCCGTGGCGGTCCCATGGGTGTCGACAAGTGAAAGGCTGATTGTACAGCCAGTGGCAAAAGAAGCGACTAAAGCCAGTAAACTAAGCTTTTTCACTAGGCGCTACCTCCGTCACTGCCTTTTCAATGGGCGTTGGATCTTCAGTGGGAACAGGTTTATTCACGCCATCTTCTATGCTGATACGGGACACGCACGCACTCAAAACAAGCAACGGAATGAAAATATAAAACTTCATTTATCGTCCTTAAGTTTTCTTTCCTCTTTCTTTACAATGGCTTTACGTTTTTTTGCAAATGAATACGCTACCTTTGCTTCGTGCTTGCTGTCTTTGGACATCTCTTTCATGCCACGAGAGCTTTCTTTGCAAGCGGCTTTCTTCGCATAGTCACCCTCTTTCTTGGCGAGTGTGGAGTAACGCTTTTCTCGAGAGATGACGCCCTTTATGTCTCGTTCTGATTTCTTCATTATAAATATTCCTCAATTGTCAACGTTGCATAAGAAACCCCACCCATTAATCTATTTACTCCATCATTAGAGTTTATGTAAAGATTACCCCCACCTGGTGCGCCAGCTCTAATTTTGAAGGTAGTCGCACTAGTTGTTCCAGAGGTCATTACATGCCTAATCATTGATGTTCTTACAAATCTCAGGTGTACCGCTGCTAAAGCTCCTGCCGTTGCATCCTGAAATAATGCTATTACACCGTCTGCCGCAATGACATTATCAGGAGTTCCAGTACAGGAAAAAGTAATTACCAGTTTTGATGTGGCAGACTTAGGGGTTATTGCAAGAGTTAATATTTCATCTCCTTCCGTATTTTGAGGTATGGAATCATCATATGGCATTGTTGTGGTAGTCTTAAATACCGAATTGGTGGATGTACTAAGAAATTGAGAAAATCTATTCGAAGTATTAACTGTATTTTGTGTCATAAAAACTCTGTAATTGTCAAAATTGAATTGGAAGTTCCACCCATAAGAGCATTTCCTGAACCATCACCATTAACGTAACAAGATCCGGAATCACAACCAACTCTTACTTTAAATGTAGTTGAGCTTGTTGTCCCGGATGTCATTACATGTCTAATGAATCCTAATTGTGTACATGAACTTCCACTAGGATCTGTTGCAAATAAGGCATTATTTGTTGCATCTTGAAATAGAGCTGATATAAGCCCTACTGTAGTTGCGCCTCTACTTATCCCTGCTGAAAACTCGATAAGAAGGGTTGATGTAGCAGATCTAGGAGTTATTGCGAGAGTTAATATTTCATCTCCTTCCGCTTTCTGTGGTATAGTATCGTCGTTAGGAATAGCTGTACTACAAGTGACAACATCATTTCTTGAAGTTGTTAGTTTTTGAGATATGACTTTTGAAGAGTTTATTTTATTCTGTGTCATAAGTATTCCGTCACTACAAATGTTGTTGAACTAACTCCACCAAATGCTCTACCAGCAGTTTCTCCATTAAAATTATAATGTCCGTTTCCCCCTCCTGCCCTAATTTTGAACGTTGTTGCACTAGTTGTTCCTGATGTCATTATAAAACAAAAATCACATGGGGCTGAGCTCCCACTACCTATAATAAATGTTTTTGCAGCTAAAGCGTTGGCTGTAGCATCTTGAAAAAGAGCTACAGTTAAAGTTGTCGTACCAGATACCCTCGCCCCTGTACTAGTGAATCTAAAGTCTAATTTTGACGTAGCAAATTTAGGCGTTATAGTTAAGGTTAAAATTTCAGTACCTTCTGTATTTTGAGGTATGGAATTATCATATGGTATAGTTGTTGATGTGGATACTTTATCTCCAGTTGAGGCACTAACGATTTGAAGAAAAGGATTTTCAGAGTTTACTGAGTTATTTTTAGCCATTATGCCACCGTTAAATTGCCTTGAGCAATCCCACGAACAGACCATTCCGAATCAGCTACGATACAAATAACCTCTAAAGCATCGTATCGGTTTGTTGCCGTCAAAGATCCACCACCTGACGTATCTTGGTTTCCAAAGTGTATGATATCTCCCGCTGCTGCGACAACAGAAAATAAACCTGTTCCGCTCCCTTGAAAGCCTATTGTTTTACCTACTGCTGCCGTTGCAGGTAGATTTACAGTAACTAGAGAGTTTTTGTTTAAAATATACCCATGATCTACAGCGGCAGAAACTGGAGTTCCTGTTTCTTCTGTCCAAGTCATTCCTCCTGCTGCTGGAGCTTGGAACGTTGGTTTAGTTCCAGCTCCGTTTGACGTGACCACTTGTCCAGCCGTTCCTCCTATTAAGACGTCATCCAACGTATCCAAAGCTGCCTGTACGTTCGTATCTGCTGCCGAAAGCCAACCGTTAAAAGATCCGGTATTTGTAGTAACTGCAGAAGCTTGGCTTGCTGCGAGGAACTGGTTGTAGCTTACGGCGTCGACACCTACAGTCACAACTATTGTTGTCTGAAGCCAGAAGGTCTCTAGGTTTACAGTACCGAACTGGACGGGAACAAGTGAACCTGCTTCCATTTCGGCCGGAGTATCATAATCCGTAGCTCTTGTTAGCACCCAAGCGACGGCGCCTGTGCCAAGAGTTGTCACTGTATAAATCCCGTTTTCAAAAGTATTGGCTTGGTCTTTGATTAGGATCCGGTCGTTTAGGGATGCGTTGTATCCGTCGATGGCAAAGGCTGCTAATGCGTCATTGTTTGTTAGTGTAGCGCCTACGCCTGCTACACCGTTATCGTAAAGAGTTGTCAATGCAACAGTGCTTGCAGCTTTTACGGTGTTTTTGAACTTAATGCCAGCGGCTATGGTATCGACATACGTCTTGTTTGCTCCGTCAGTACCTGCTGCTGGTGCGTTGGTTATAGTGATACTTGTGACAGATGGAGTTGCGCTGAATGATGGGTCTGCTCCTGTGTTTCCTATAAGGACTGTTCCGGTTGCACCAACTGCGATTTCCGTAAGGGCTGTGTTTCCTGAGCCAACTAAAAGAGAGTGATCTGCCGGGTCTGCTATTCCTGTACCGCCTTCTCCGACTGGCAAGATTCCTGTTACGCCGTCCGTTAGATCAACCTGTGCCCATTCGGGAAGTGTTGCGCCTGTTCCTGTGTTCGCTAAGTATCTGGTTGCTGTTCCATCAAAGGCTAATGCAGATACAACGTTGGCTGCTGAGCCATAGACTACCTCACCAGCTGCAATAGTCGCAGGATAGGTTGCTGTGGTCCAAACTGGGTCAGATGCAGCTCCTGTTGATGTGATGATCTGGCCTGCCGTGCCTGCTGTGGTAGCTTGTATATCTCCAGCTCCATTTCCAACAAGTAGGCCTCCATCTGTGAAGGTGCTTACGCCTGTACCGCCTTCGGATACGTCAAGGTCATTAAAGAGTGTGATAACGCCTGCGCTTGTCGAAGAGATGATCGCGTCGCCTGTGGATGGGTTTACATTGTTTGTAAGCACGAAAGGATCACCAGCAACGCTATTGTCAATACCTGCTGAGTAGAATTGAGTTCCGGCTACACCTACAATCAAGAAGGGATCTGCCCCACCTGCTGGGGTAGTGACAGATAAAGCAGCGTATGAACCAGGGTCGTTATCGGTATTCTGGACTGAAACTGATCTGGGAGTTGCAGCCACAGCGTTAGTGAAAGCAAAGTCTCCGTCGGCGTATGGGCTAGCCATGCCAATTGTCATTGTGTCGCCAGCTGCTGTCGTTGCGATGCCGTTTGTCGCAGTTCCAAAAATATTAAGATTCCCTAATACAGGACTTGCAACAGTTGCATCTTTTGCCGTGTATGTAGTAGCGACCCCACCGCCTGATTCAATGTTTAGGGTTCCTGCTCCTGGAGTGATAACGATGCTTCCACCAACTGAGGTAAGCGATGCTGCGACAGGATCAAGACCAGTGCTTCCAATAAGGAGCTGACCATTCGTAAGAGGACCTACGTTTGTGAGCTTTTGGCCTACATCACCAACGATTACTGCATGGTCAGTTATAGATGATGTAACCCAAGTATCGGCTGCGCTGCGAGATACAACGCCTGTTATGGCTAAAGCTTCAATAGCGGCTAAGTCATCACTTGGTGTTACGTTTATCGTTCCTTCGCCACCATTGGATATTGCAATACCAGCAGCTCCTTCTATAGCCAAGTTGCCTGCGACAAAGTTTACGGCAGCACCACCGTCTGGAGTGAAGGCAAATGTATTAACAATGTTAAGTACTCCATCACCGCCATTTGCCGTTTGTATGCCGTTTCCATCACCTAGAAGGTCGATGTTATTAGCAACTGGGGCAACGGGACCTCCTCCGCTTGGTGTGAGATTAACCGCTCCTGCTATGGCCGCCATCACTCGCCAATCGGCAACGCCTGAGGCTTTATTCATAAGCTGCCAGGACTGACGAAGTAGTGTGTCAATCCAGAAGTCGCCTATGTCAAAACCTGTTATATCGTTTACTGTAGGTGCACGCCTGAAGTAACGAATATTCGGAGGATTTTTTTCTTTAAGACCTTGATAACCTAAAGTATTAGAGGAAGGTAATGACATAGATAGACCGCCTTAGCCAATGCAAGTTAGATAAACAAAACCAACGCCTGCAGCACCTTTAATGTAAAATTGAGTGCCTTTGGCTATATATATCCCTTGGGATCCTTCAACATTCGATTGTAGAGAGGTTATTGGTAGTACATATCCTCCTAACGGCAAAATGTCATGGTCTGTAATTCCGTCCCATGAAACGGTTACTGTTACATTTGAAACATTTGCAAACTTAATCAAGCGAATTGGTCTATCAAGTGGGTCGCCAATAGGTAAATATGCACCTGCAAGAGTTGCAGTATTTAGAGATCTTAGAGGATCGGGAAGGATTTTTGTTTCTACAGAATAATGAGACATCTTACTCTCCTAAAAATAGGCCCCAGAACAGGGGCCCATTATTTTTAATAACTATTTCTACGGTTGGAAGCCAACTTTTGTAGAAACTAAAGCAACTTGTGTCGGACTTGCTGAATGGGTAAGTCGCACAAAAGGAACAACAACGTCGCCGTTATCAAATTGGAATGCTGCCGATGCTGTCGGAGCTGCTCCGTTTATTGTGTATGTGACATTGCCAGTTGCATCGACAAGTACAGCCATTGTGTTCGTAGCTGCATCTCCACCCCAAAGGTCCGTGGTATTGGTGATGGTATTTCCTCCGGCATTTAACTCGGTGGAAGTCACAATCTCTGTTACTGAAGTGCCTGCGATCATGCCAATAGAGGCATAGTCGGTGTAGTTGTTAAACGTTGCATTATTCGCTTCAACTTTACGGAAACCAAAGACATAGGGATCTGCTCCGTCCATGTCATTGATGTACATACGAAGTTCAAACATAAATGCTGCTGATGTCCCGATGGTAAACGCATGGCGAGAATTAAGCCTTGCTGCTCCAAAGTTATACTCATATCCTTCTGTAGCCGTTAGATCTCCAGAAACCAACAAGCCAGTAGCTCCCATTCTTGGGGCTATGATCGTTTGTCCTGCACCAATGACGAACTGTTCCATGACGATGCCTTCTTGAAGCATCATTAGATTTACATCGTTTGTTGCGCCTGTTGGGGCTGCGCCTGTCGTAGCTGAAGATTGCATGATAGGTGATTCTTGGAAGGTGATCTGGTCGCCTGTACGTGTGATGAAGTCTGAGTTTAACTGGGTAATATCACCGACAAAGGATATTCCACCTGTTCCGCCTTGGATCACAGTTGAAGAGGTTGCTGCAGCTGAACCAACAGTCACTGTTCGTGTTCCAGCCGTACCAATGTTGACCGCGAAGTTATCCGCATCGTTACCGATTGAAATTGCCGCGCCAGATGAATTGAGTTCGAGAACTCCAACTGAATCGGCCAAAATCGCATCAGTAGATGTCAGAATGAGATCGCCTGTACCTGATTGTATAGTTGTTGGAGAAACGCCAATCGTAGAACCAATCGTTGTGGCATGATCTGTTGCAGTAGCACCAAAGTTTGCTGCACCTGTTCCTACATCGACGACAACACTTGTTGCGCCTGTGTTTGAACCAACGGTGATTGTACGAACTCCACCAGTACCAACATTGATGTTTTGAGCAACGACATCGTTCCCAATACCAATCACACCTGCTGAAGAGTTCAATTCAAGAACTCCTACTGAATCAAGTGTAATAGATCCTGTTGATGTTTCAGAAAGTCCGACTGTCCCTGATTGAACAATTGTTTGAGCTGTTGTATCAACCGAACCAACTGTCAAAACATGAGGAGCTGCGGAATTACCTATACCGATCGCTCGGGCTGTTGTTCCGCCACCAATATTGATTGCATCTGCTGCGTTGTCTTGACCGACATCAAACGTACCCGCTGTTTGTGCAAATGCACCAGCTACTGTAAGCCCTGTTAAAGTACTTAAAACGCCATTTGAATCAATCGCGAAAACTTCTGCTGAAGCTGAGTCGACGAAGGATACTTTATTAGCACCTGCAGCATCACCCATCATAAGGATAATGTCTTGACCTGCAATTGCATCGATCTCTGTATCTGTGGCTGCTGGAGCTGTAAAGATAGGAGAGACAACTGATGTAGTTGCTGTTGATGTGGTGAACGTTCCGGCTGCTGGGGCAACTGCCCCAATAATGCCTTCGAAATCAGAGCCAGTGATAACACCATTGGAATCGATTGAGGCAACTTCTGCTGCCGCGCTGTCTACAAAGGAGACTTTGTTTGCGCCCACAGCGTCGCCCATCTTAACAGTGATGTCATCACCAGCTGTAACTGCAATTTGCATTGCTGCTAATGAGGTGTACAATGGAGACGTCACACTTGTTGCTAATGCGATGGCTGCATCTAAATCTAAGGTTACAGTACCGACTCCCAGAGCGACTGTTAAGTTTGTTCCGCCTAATACATCGATATTGTTCACAACAGGAGCAACCCCATTGATGGTGTTGATATCCGATGTTGCAGATGATGCGAGAACCCAAGTAGCAATTCCTCCACCAACATGAGTAAGAATATATGCTGTGCTTGCTGGTTCATCTACCCAGACTTGACCAAGGTCAAAACCTGTGTCAGATGTTGTTGGGGCCCTTCTTGCTACTACGGGATCTGGGAATGGAGTAGAAAAAGCTTGTCCGACAGACGATACAGAAATCTGTTGCTGTCTAAGTGTGCGTGCCATGGTGTATACCTCACTTTTATGGGATTAGTTCACGACGAGTTCATCATAAACACACTAAGGCAGGTTGTCAAAACTTTCTTTGAAATACAGAATAATCTCGCTTTGTGTCATAACAAATTTTTAACTTTACACAAGGAAGGTCATGACGAAGAAAGAGTTAACAGGCCCAGAATGGTACGAAAAACAGCTTAAATCAAAGAATTGGCTTATCTTCACAGAGAAGGTAAAAAGGCTTAAGAAATACACCTGCCAGAAATGTGGGATTGTAAGGACTCACTGTAACGGGGTTGAGCTGCACACTCACCATATAAAGGAGGAACGTATTCCAGGCCGTAAGCCTTGGCAATACTGGGGAGAGGAGATTGAACGTTGCCTGCGTGTACTATGCAATAAATGCCACCTAGAAGCTCACCCTGAACGTCTTAAGCATGAGTTTAAGCCATTCATTCCATCGGAGATTTCGGGAAAGGTGTACATAGAGCCTGATTTTCTCACAGAAAGGCCCATACAAGAGCCTATTGCGGCACACCTGTCAGACAGGATGGTTGAGACAGTAAAGCCAGAGAAGAAGCCTTACGTGAGGCCGTTTAACTGCTCTGTAAAGACAACTCCAAAAGGAGCCGATAAGCTAAACAAGCTTTTTGCTATTTATGAGAAACGCGGGAAAAGGAAACTTAAGCAGGACATCTCAGAAAAGGCGCTTTGCATGCTTTACTCCTTCGAACTCAAGAATAAGCCGACCTTGACTATATCGCGTAAAGTCTTAACCATAAGATAGTTGTAAAATATATGGGGGAATTTGGGCGCAAGTTAAAAGTTTTAGTAAGGAGCTAACTCCTCCAGACCTGGTAATTTAAACTAATTAATTATCTTGTCTTTATTTTGCTTAATGTGATAAGCTTTAGGAAAGAATAGGTGAAATATGGAACATATCAATTGGACCCCAGTCGTTCAAGTTATCACAATAATAGCGGCTCTAGGAACTCTAGCCTTGTCAATCTCAATCGCAATTTTTAAAGGCTTCAAGATAATTATCTCTCAGGTTCAGCTAATGATTAACTCAATGGAAGGTAGGCTAACTGTCAGAATTGATCGTTTAGAGTCTAGAATGTCTGAAGTCGAAAAAGACGTAAGTATGGTCAAGGGAATGCTTACTACGAATAGAAAACCTAAAGGGGAGAAGTAGGGGATGAGTTTTATAGGATTTGTATTTTTAACCATGCTTTTTGTTTGCATAAATCAATACTCAAAAAACACACTCAAGGAGTCAAAAAGACTCCTCGACAGGTTCGGTAAGCAGTGATGTTATCTTTGAGGCGAATCGGTTATAAAACTGTTCAATTTGACGATCTGATAAGTCTGAAAACTTTTGCCCTGGCAAACTGTCTATAATCTTATTAAGCTTTCTCATTTTTTGAGCATTTCTTAAAAAGTCAATAGTACCTGCAGCAACTGAAGCAACGTTTATCGTAGGTTTTCCTGTAATAAGTTTCCAGAATCCATCTTTGGTAAATTGTTCTAGTTTTTCATATTCATCAATCTGATCTTTTGTAAGTTTTCCGTGAAATTTCTTTCTTTGAGATATTTCTTTTTCTAAAGCCTTGGCAATCTCTTGTTTGTCTTTTTCAACAACTTCTAGTCCTTTAAACCAAGATCGAGATTTTTCACTTATCTGAGACAGCCTCTTTATTTCGTTAACATTATCTATCCCTATCGTCTCTGTTAATAAGGCTACTTTATCTTTTGATACCTTAGATCCATCAAAAAGCTTCTCTAGAGAAGTCTCTCCAAGAATGTTTCCAGAAACATGACGATTTACTCTGTCGATCAGATCTTTTCCCTCAGCTGTCTTCCCTACTGTTTCTTTGAAATCTTTTAATCCACTTACAGAATGAATGTCGTCCGAAATACTCTCAGGTTTTTTTGTTCCATATTTACCTTCTAAACGAGTATCAATCTCTTTTTTACGAGCGGCAATAACAGCTTCCTGTTTTTTTGCTTTCTCTTTAAGCTCCTCATAAGATGCCTTTTTTTCTTGAAACTCTGCTTTTTCCGTTTTTGCACGAGCTGCTTTAACTTCTTCAACCTGTTTTTGTTTTAAATCTTCTGATGCATATCTTTGGGCCCTTTCTTCTCTAGTAGATAGCTCTCTTCGATTTTCAGAGCTTTGTTGAAGAAGTCTTCTTTCCTCAATATTCAATCTTCCTAGCTCGTCTGGTCTAAGAATGCCTCTTAGGTTTTGAACTTCTTGCCGAAATCCTCTAGGGTCTTGGATAACTCCTTTTTTAATAAAAGGATCAAGTCTTCTACTTACTACATCTTGAACAAATTGATCTGCTACAACTCGTCCCTGTTGTGTCGCATCAAGGATTCTCTTGACCTGTGAGTATCTATCAATATCTTGAGATGAGTTATAGATTTCATCAAAATTACGTTCAGACGTATCTGTTAATTTCTTTATAAAGGAATCTGTTCCGAAAATATCTTGATGCTCTCTATACATTCCTCTCGCTGTCTCATAAGCTTCTCTTGCTTCAGGAGATAGTCGAGTCACCATGTTTCTCTCAATAGGACCAGTAGCTAGACGATAAACATTCGATACATCACCGTGTGCAAACTCTGGAGACTTCATTAACTGCCTCCACTCCTTCATCTGATTAGAGATTTCAAGCGCCGAAACAGGTCTAGTGCCCCAATCTTCAATGACTCTCTCAAGAGATTGTAGGAATCGTTTTGTTACAGGCCCTGGGTCAGGAATCGTCGATAATCTTTCTCGTATATCTCTAAGATGATTTACATCTGTTGGGATTAATTCTACCTCTGCTTCTAAAAGTGGGTCTGACTGTCGATATGCAGCATTAACCCTCTCCCAAGAAGCATTGTCTGCATCTATTACCGCTGATTTTATCCTCTCTCCGCCCTCTCTTGTTGATCTAAACATTGGTCTTGCAGTTAGTTGATTCACTCGCAAAGCTATTGGCCTTTCTGCTTGTTTTTCCTCTAACCTTCGCCTTTCTTCCCCATGTGTCTTTGACAATTCTTCTTCTTCAAGTTTTAATTGTTCAGGAGTTTTTACAGGTTCCTTTGGAGGACTTCCGATTTCGACAGGGGCTGGAATCTCCATTCCTTCTTCAGAAAGTTTTTTATTTGTTTCAAACTTTTCTACATCTTTAACTTTTTGCCCTAACTCTTCTCTTGAACTAAACTCTTCCTTACCCTTACTTAAAGGCTGTACTCTGCCTTCCAGTTTTCCTTTTCCTGAATATTCCTGAAGCTTTACTCCAATTTCTGGTTTTTTTTCTGATTTCTGTACTCTTCCAGAAAGGGAAGTCATTTCATCTGCTGGTATTTCTGGTTTTTCTCCAATACCACGTTTTAGTAATTTATTTAAACCGCTCTCAAAAGCTCCATAGCCCATCTTAGCTAGTTCAAATAACTCTTTTCCCGATCCTGCTATTAGTCCGGCTAACCCAGATATTCCAGGATCGACTCCTAACTCTTCAGCTCCTAATTGGGTACCTGCTCCGACTGCCGACTTAACGCCCCTCTCAAGAAGGGAACCTGGAGACATGCTACCTAACATTCCAAGCGTTCCGACTGCTCGTTGTCCTGGAGTTTTTGCTTCAAGAGGAAGGCCTGTTTTTCTCTCTATATACTTCGATATATTTCTTGTAGAAGGTACTCTTTCTTCCATTTCAGACTGAGTTTGAGAAATTTTAGCCCTTTCACTCTCTAAATCTCCAGGCTTAACAGAGTGGATATAAGATAAGGCATCTTCTGGAGATCCGAATAATCCTTTTGAAGCCAGATCATTGGCTAGATTCCATGACCAAGTGAATTTCTCCCCAATGCCTTGACCTAATTGCGAAGCATAACGGGAAGCTGTTGACCAGGCGCCTTCTTCTGGAGCTTCATCAACTAGCTCATACGTTAATTGGCTGTTTTCTGGAGAAGCATTCGTCTTATTCTCTGGAGCTTCATCAACTAATTCATATGTTAATTGGCTGCTTGCCATTTTTTACCATCGCTCCTGAGTAATTGACCTGTTTGCTTAACTCGAAAAAGTTTTCCTTTTGCTTCTTGCGGAGAAGGAAGCTTAGTAAACTCTTTTTGTGTTTTTCCAGAAAGGAACTGGTTAATTTCTTCATTTAATTTATCAAATTTTGGTTGCATCTTGTCGGAAACAGCGTCATATAAATCATCTTTATCTTTATAAGTCTTTCGTAAGTTTCTTATTTCTTTATAAGTATCTTCAGTAAGTTGACCATTTAAAAGACCAATGCTTGCAATCTTTTCCATAGCTGTAGGAGAATTTAACATAGAAGGATTTGATCTCATAAAAACTTCTAATTCTGACATTAAAATTTTTCCAGGAAAAGTAGAGCTAATGCCTTGGGATAGTTGTGTTGCCATTTTATCCATAACCTGTTCTGGATCAGAAAGAAATGTGCTTTCCTGAACACCAATATACGAAGCTAATTTTTTCCTTAAACCAGCCGATTTTCCTACTTCCTTAGCATGGTCTTTAATATATTGAAGATTTGTTTTTTGTTTATGCCATCCTTCAAGCCTTTTTTGTGCTTCATCTATAAAAGCCCTCTTTGGCGCATCTTCTAAATAATCTTGAGCCCTTTCAAACTGTTTTTCTTTCTGATCAAATTTCAGATCTTGAATATCAGCATTTCTTTTCATTTCCGCTTCTTTTAAGACCTTGTCTCTAGGAGGACCTTTCATGTCTTGAAAGTTGGGATTTATATCTTTAGCGTATTCTTCGAGTCTTTTTATTGACTTTTTCTCAGACATAGGCTGTTGCTGTATAGGTTGTTGAGATTGATCTCCCATACCAGGCTGTGCTTGAGGTGACATCTGTTGAATTGCTTGTTGCTGCTGTATCTTAGGAAATTGTGCAGGTTGCAACATCTGAGGAGGAACTCCTTGTTGCGTTGCCATGTCGTATTGTGGTAATCCGGTACCTTGCTGTTGAGCGCCTATTTGCTGAACATTTTGCATGGCATTTTGCTGTTGTTGTTGCTTTTTGCCAAATCCATACTCCATGAACTTCATTGCAGTAGTAGCATCTCCTCCTGTTGCTTCATAGATATCAGCAAACTGTGCAGACTCTCCGCCTAATTTCCTAAGATTTTCCGCCTGCCTACTCACTATGGCTTGCTGTTGGTTTACCTTCCTCTGATCCTCAAGAGCATTCATCTTCTGGGATAAGCTAAGTTTTCTATTGTCATCATAGGCGTTGCCAAACCCTTCGCTAAAGCCTTTAGAAAATCCTTCGCCCATAAGTGAACCTGTTGAAGGTCCTGGGGTTCCTAACATTTGAATATTTGGCATAAAGGGCTCCTATAATACTTTCTTAGCTATAAACTATTTTATCTATCCACCTGCCATCATTGCGGCTTGAGCCATCCCTCCGCCTCCGCCGCCTCCACCACCGAATAATCCACCGATACCACCACCGATTCCTTTTCCAAGTCCTCCTGCTATACCTCCAAGGAACTGTTGGCCAAAAGTTGGACGTTTCGCAGCAAAAGCTTTTGTTGGTGTCCCAAGAGCTGTCGCATAACGGTTCTGATTAAGCTGAGCTAGGTTAAAGAGCATGTCGTATGGAGCGGCACTCATGTTGGAAAGCTGACCTGCGAGTTGCCCTTGTAATCCTGCGCCTTGCATGCCTAATTGAGCACCTTGCATACCCATGCTGCTTCTTAGGGCGGCCAAGCGTTCAGCTAATCCAGCACCAGCTTGAGAAGCAGCCTGTTGAAAGCCTGATGAGCTTAAGCCTCCAACACCAGCAAATTGCTCTGCAATATGAGGCATCGTTTGCTCTTGGAATTGTCGTTGCTCAGGAGCTGCAAAGGACTGATACTGCTCTGAATTAGGGTCCATAAGGCCTTGAGCGTACTGATTGATGCCTTGGACATCGCCTTGTGCGCCTTGAAGCTGAGCAAGAGCCTCTTGATACTGAGGCGAGCGCGTCAGGTCAAAACGCTTGTCCTTAATGGGCTTCATCATCTTGCCCATGACTTTTTTCTGTGAGCCTGTTAAAGTAGAGTACTGATTGAATCCGCCCGGCATATGATCACCTATGTTTTCTTAAGTGTAATGTAAAACTTATTTTTGATTAAGGCTAGTTTTAAGAAAGCAACATAACATTGATTATCAGACGGTCATCCCAAGATATACTCAAGAACGACTATTCCAGAAGTAATCGCTGCCGCTGTTGCACCATTAACAATTACTAGGTTTGCGCCAAGAATACTCACACTGACTTGATTCGTTACGTTTAGCACATTAACGAGCGGAAGTGGGTAAAACCCTGCTGCCGTGATACACGTCCCATATATGCGAGTAAAGGCTATTACGTTGGTTAAACCATGTGCTGTATTTAGCGTGGCTCCTGTAGCGATACCACCAATATTAAAAACCTTCCTATATGTAGGCCGAAGCTTTTGCACATCTACGGAATTAAAGAATTGTTGTCCTGTTAGGAGGGGCTGAAGATCGTAAAACGCAACCTCTCGTACGTTTACTGCTTTTGCAATATTTGAGTAAACGTTAGTTATTTTAACTATAAGCTGCGATTGATCCTCGGGGAAATACTCCGCCTGATTCAAAGAGGTCGTTTTTGAATGAAGCGGGGCGTATGTCATTGTGTCATCCGTGCATTAGGTGATAAATACAGCGTCATCGCGTGAAGGACAAAATCCGACGAGTTTATGGTTTCATCAAACATCTGAGCATCGTTCATGGTTAGCCATATCTCAAAGTTTTGGCAATTGACCTGTACGTATACCCTGTGCCATATTTTGGCCTGATAAACCTGAAATGGGAGCAAAGTTAAGTTCTCTGGTCGAGTAAGTAGGACATTTGTGCCTAGATTTCCGCTTGTGCCAGTACTTAGGTTTGGATCATTCATTCCTTCTGTATCGTTTTCATCAACGAAGATGTTCGCCGTGATTTCTCCGTCGGCTGTCCTATCTAGAAAGAAGTCTACATAGCCGAGCCTTGTCTGTTGTCCGCTTTCATAGAATGGAGAAAATACCTTAGTTGTAACACTAATGTTATTCAAGACCGTGAGCTTGCCTCCGCCAAGGTAGGTGGCTCCTGCACCGATGGCTACGTTAGCGTAGTTACTATCTTGTAAACTGATAGTGTCAGCGTCAATTCTCGTGACTAAATAGACATTATCATTGAGTACCGTCAGATCAGGTGCTCCAACCGACAGAATGCCCGTTATTTTGACGTATTGGTCTGATTGGAGGTTATGGTTGAGTATAGTAAAAACATTTGGATTTACGGCCGTATCTATAGCCTTAATGGTCAATGAGACGTCGTTAGGGACTTGTCTCCCCAAAATAGAGACATAACCCTGCTGATTCCCTGCTGCAATGTCTGGATATAGAGATTGGTTTTGTCCACTTCCCCAAGGTTTATTCCATGCAGTCCAAGAAGGATAAGGTAGTTGGTTCCAAGGAATATCAATTTGTCTTAGATAGAATCCAAAGCACGTAAATGAGTCGTTGTATATAGCGTACGTGTTGTTTTTGTAGTTGTATACAAGGACCTTGTTAGGGAATGTGGGATTAAACTTCTGATCCGGATAGGTCCAGTACACTAACTCACGGGTGAAATCTCTTATCCCATGGACTCTATAAATACCCTCATTGTCGTTGTTTATGTTAAACACAACCTGGGGTATCTGAGGGTCAATTCTTTGAACATTGATACCGTCGTCAACAGTAACCCCATAGTTTCCTACGGCAAAGATGCCTCTGTCAAAGCCTACGAGTGAGAATGTTGATTCTGCGCCAAGCTCAGTGTTTACCTTTTCAAAGACAAACGGGAGAACTTCATTACCCGTGTATACGACTCTCCATGAAGAACGCTCAAACTTTACGACTAGGACGTCCTTAATGAAGCCTACAGAGACGATCTGTTCAGATGTAGGAGCATCGACAAAGCCGCCGAATCCAGGCTTATCATCTGCCCAAGCACTGACTACAGTCCATACAGGCCCTGCTGCAACAGTTCCCTGCTCAGTTGGAGTTCCTAGCTGACTCCAGCGCATCCTTTGAGGGTATTGGGTCATCACTGTTGTTGTATCACCTTCATAGGTGTTAAATGCCAAAAGTCTATCTTTATAAGGAATCAATGCAAGAGTTTGTAGAAGCTTTGTGGGAGTTGCCGCATTATCTGCCCTCAAAATAGGAGCAAAATTCGTCCATGTTGTCGTATCCCAATACCGAATAGGATCAGGTGTTGCTCCTAAATGAAAGTTTGTGGTCCAAAAAAGCTTCCCATTGGCGTTTTTATAGTAGTTTACAGACCAGAAAAACTCTGAGTTTGTCCCTGTCCATGCCGCTGTGCCTAGTCTTTCAAACTGTCCACCAATAAAATGATACGCGTATTTCGTGTCAAAGGCGATCATTGGTTCGTTATTGAGCGCATCAATCTCTTGTCTAGGCAATCCCATTACAGGAAGCCCAGGATAGTATGCAAATGAGGTTAAAACAGCAGGAACACCAGCTCCGGCAGTGTGTGTTAAAACGACAGCTCCGGTGATATAGTTAATCGTTCCTGAGTTTCCTGCCGTAACACTTGATAACGTCCCGTCAGCATTGTCAGTGAAAACAATAGCTCCGTTTAAAGTTATCGTAACTGAACCGGCTTGTATCTCTGCGTTAGGCTCGCCAGTTAGAAGAATGGTAAAAATGTTAAACGCCCAAGGAGTGGCTCCGGTATTTCCTAATGCGCTGGCTAGGACGACTCTTCTGAGCCTTCCTAGATGCTCAAACCCCTCACGTCTTTTAATTCTCCCTCTCCAAGCATAGGCATCCTCAAGCTCAGGAAACGCCTTCTCGGGGATAAGGAATGGTTCAACGGCTCTGTTTAAACCGCCATTCTCGTCAAAGTTAGCTATAAAATGAGGTTCGTAACTCATTATGATGATCCTATTGCTGTCCAATAAACAAAATGATCTCCAGATACATCACTAGTCATCTTGAATTCGCTATCTGTCGATGTTCCTTCTTTAACAAAAAGTGTTACGGCAGAACCATGATCTCTCTCTATTGT